CCTGCTGCGGAAGAAATTGAGGCAGAAACCTTTCCATCAGTTAATACCGTTGTTGGACTACCATAAGAGAATGAGACCAAATTATTTCCCCAAGATCCAAAGCCTATGTCATCATATGGAATAAGAGAAATATAGTTCCAAGATCCAAGACGATCACTAGCTGGCTTAAACCTATCTGAAGTGTAATAAGGAACTTCAACAGCAAGAGGCATATTGCCTGCACTAGTCATAGTTCCCACATTTACAATCTCTGTATCTAAGCCACCAGATCTATAGGATCCAGAATAAAATGGATTACTCTCACTATATGAAAGTGCTGCCAACTTTGAAGACAAACTCTCATCTGTATAAGCCGTATTAAAACGATATCTATAAGATCCTCGCATACCAACAAACGCGTATCGGAGATAATTAAAATAATCAAATCTCTCAAGAAATGACACTTGTGCGCTAGGAGGTGAAGGACCAATATAGTCTGCAAATACAGGATATGGTGGCATTATCACGTTATAATGTGTGTCAGAACCCGCAGTAAACGTAGATTCATCCACAATTCCCAATACAGAAAATCTCTTCAATAGTGTTCTAAAAGATGCAATACGTTCTCCAAACAACACTTGAGACAATTGTTGTTTACTGTTATCAGGCAACATGTAGGTGTGATTATCATATCCCATATCAGTTACAGGTTCATTATCAGCACTGGCCATCATTGCGGGTTGAATAGGTGCTCTGTTAGTCAAAAATGTATTAGACACATTTTTAGGGGACCACAAAGACAAATCATCACAATGAGCAAATACGTTGATCTCAACAGGTGCTGGATCCGGAGTTGGCCCCTGCAGTTCATTCACAACTCTTATCTCAAAAAAAGCCATTACACGATGGTACTAAATTAATAGTATCTAAGTTTAGTGCAGATGATGCATTATTAGGGATATAAGCATTATTAAACTGGCCTCTTAAAGAAACAAAATTTTCCAACGCAGGGCGTGATGTAGTCCAAGGTATAGTTATAGAATGACCATCCAACTCAGAAATGTCTAACACATGTATATAGTTAGTGTTATAATCTGTAGGCACTGATGTAGACAAAGTTTGCTGCTCCCTAATATTAGGCTCATACACTATAGCCACTCTTCCTCTATGGTACTTAGAGGCTACACACTGAAAAGTATATGTTATGTTACCCCTCCAATAATTAAATGGCAAACTTGCAAATGAAAGTGGAGTAGGAATCTTCATGGTTGTTGAATCAACCACTATTCCATACTCATACTGCATCATTGGATGTACCGCAATTCTTGCAATAATCATGGAGTTAGATGAGGGTTGATCTGCTTTTTGCCACTGAAATGTTGCAAAGTATGACTTACGAGAAGCCATTGCTGCTATGCAAAGTTCGTCTTCAGTTGGAGCATTCATAACCCTAGGGTCACATGTCACACAATTCTTAGGATCTACTGACAACTTATAGCCCATATAGGAACCCTCTGTAGCCGCTAAGTGTGGTCCAACCATTTGTTGTACAAAAGAAGATTGTTCTTGTGTAGTTGGCATTGACCACCCAAAAATTTTGGCTATTCCAGCAACACCATTTGCTGCTATAGAACCTGCCATAGCAAATGGTCCTATTACAGGTACACTAGAAAGTTGGTCACCAATATCCGCAATTGCAGATGCCACACCTGAAACAGTAATATCACCAGACACTGTCTCATGATACTCATCCTTAATAGTATTAACTGCAGATACAGCCATTGATATACCTTTACCAGGTCTAGTTGCATTAGATTTCTTGGGCTTCCTCTTAGATTTAGACTTACCTGCCATCGCTGGTGTAATAACTCCACGAGTAGGCATATACACTTGACAATCCTCCATCCAAGCAAATATTGTATAATTAACCTGAGGAGTAGATGCACCTTCTGGATTCGCTACTCTCAGCAAATTCATGCAAGATATGACTAATTCACCCATAGCATGCAAATCCATATTTGTGTCAACTGTGTTATTACCTGTATTTTCTGAAAACAGTCTAATGGAATCTCTAGGTAAGATCATAGGTAATTCCATTTCCAAAGAGTGTTCTAGACTAGCATCAAAAAAGCCATGTATGCTTGGTGTAAAATACGCTGCCCAGCATTGCCCTTTTGTTGTTGTGGTGGAAGTATTATTCACTTTTAGAATTTTGTACGTCTGAGAAAAATCAGGCAAAGGTTGATAACCTACAATAGTTTTACCATATAAAAATGGCGATCCATTAACTACTATTCTCACCTTAAGATTACCTCTTAAATAAGCAAAATTAGATAATTTGCTAGTGATTGAGGTTCTATCTGCCCATAATTCCCATGGACGTAAATATTCCGTAAATGGATTGTCTTCCCAAGTTCCAGTAAAAATAGATACTGGTCTAGCAAGAAACGATCCCAAATTGGAATCAGATGTAACAGTTGTCCACATTGTTGGATCAACTTCTGAATCCCAATTCGTTGTTGTATTTTCCACTCCATCTTTGAAGACAGTGTTTTCATGTTTCTCCTCTACTCCTGGACCTCCTTCTGGTACCAGTTTCTCTGGTTCTGTCATTTTCTAAATTATTCTGTTCTATGCACCACAAATTGATACACAAAAAACTAATACTCACTATTAAATTTAACGTTGTTACTATTACTAAATATATTCTATCTAATTCTGTCATTACTTTTCTATATCGTTATCTATATCTGTTATTTTATCGGCTGTAAAATACATTCTCTCGATCCAACTATCATATGGACGTTTTGTAAAACTAGCCATAATGCCCTTACGTTCCAAATCTGGAATTATAATCTCACTGATTATCGCACAGACATTATTATAGCTTTGCTCACCATATTGCACATTTTCTAGTGCTAATTGGAACAAAATGTCTGATATCTGATCAGGAGAATCACTAGGCATTAATACAGATAACATCTTAATTGTACTTGATTCCTCTATAGGCGCAAAAGAAATTTTTACTTCGTTACCACGAAAATTAATTATCCTATCAATGCACCTCCTATTGAGAAAAGTAACTTCTTCTTTAGATACAAGCTTATCTTCACAATCACCTTTTGTATCAGATGTTACTGTGATCCCAAACTTTGCAAGTTCTTTTTGGATTACGTATGGCGTAAAATCCTTCTTCTTCGTACTATATGTATTGTCGTCCCCAAAAATTTTGGGTCTAACATCAGCGAAAAAATCAGAAGCATCAGCACCCAAACCGTATCTCTTTTTATATGATACAAACAAAAGGAATAACAGTATCATAGAGTTCCACTCACATGTTCCAACAGTTCCAGAAGTCATAGTCTTAGGTAAAAACATAACAACATCATTGAAAACTAATGGTGTGTTAACTCTATTCGTTAATAGTGCTGATAAAACTTTACAAAATTCTGGAGAAGCGACTTCTTTTGCTAGACACATGTTAAGATCGTACCCAACTTTCTGTATAATATCTAACATTTGTGTGTCAAAACCTGCAATATCAGTTGCTCCAAATATCCTTGTATCTGGTGATATTGCTGCCATGTCATCAAACATCTGCCCCCACTCAGGTGACATTGCATTGATTCCCACTGCACAGAAGTCATATAAGCTAGCATCTTTACAAAATTCTAATAATGGCAGAAAGTACATTCTATCTAAAATAGTTTGTAACAATTCACCACCATAAAATACACGCGGTGCCTTACCATATTTTCGTCCTTCAGCTTTTAAATTAACTTTAAAAAACATCATTGGACTTTCATCGTTTTGGGCACTCTGAATATAATCTTTTACACATGCAATCACATTAGCATCTAAATCCCTTGGTAAGGGTATTCCAGGTACTTCTCTATCAACATTCACAGATATAAAGTCTGCATTTTTGTTACGAAAAGTCAAACCTGCAGAAGATCTAACATTGATTGCGTTGATACCTCTACGCTCGTTATCTCCAGCCAACACATAATCTAAATCCAAAGCGCTAAGCTTTGATCCGTCGTGATTATTCTTAAATTTGGTTAACAAGTAGGTAATAAATTGACCCTTACATGCTTCAATAAATCCTACATCAACCGGAGTATCAATGGTTTTATTTATTTTTGTTAAATAACCATCAATAGGCGAAATGTAATTTCCATCTATTACTTTAGGTGTTAAATCTGCTGGCACAAACTTAGGTTTACCATTCTCATACATATCTAGGCCAAGATGATGGCCATATTCTATCAGAGGACTAGGCTTACCTTCACTTGTACCTCTACTCACTGTATGCAAGCTTGGTACAGTACCAACAAATTCTGCATCGTTAAATTCCCTATAGTTTAAAATTGCATGTTTATGCAAATTTGTCTCAATTGGAATATTATCGTCTTTATGCACCTGCTCAGTAAAATCATGCCAATGTTTGTCTTTAGTTCTAAAGTACAAACTTGCTTTGGCAACATCTAGCAATGAAATCGGTACAACTTGATTTTGTGAGAACATAGCATTACGAATTGGTCCATCGGATCTTATCC